GTTTGGTCTTGCAGCGAGTTGCATTCCAATACAACCTCGATACTTCAATCCCTTTGATTCTAAAAATTCATTCATTGGATTTACAATTTCCAAATAACCCTTATCAGGTGCAGAGTAAACATCTGCGATATTGATTGCAAGTATTCCACCCTTTTTAAGAGTTGGAATCATCTTATCCAATGCGGTATGTAAAAATCCTTTATTCCACGTATCAATTTGTTTGTATCTCAAATAAGATTGTCCTTCATCAGTTGAATACCTTTCAGTATTGAAATACGGTGGAGATGTAAATATAGTATCAAAGTAATTTTCGTATTCGGAATAATCTACATCTTCTGCTGGTTGAGGTATAAATGTTGCTGTTTTTATATCTTCAAAGAAAGTTCGGTATTTTTTATAGTATTCCTCTTGTTTTAAGTAGTTCTCATGGTTGTTTAGGTTCGGGTCTATACCAACATAGTGTTTAGTAGTTTCACCCGCGTAGAACCCACAGAAACGGTCTCCCCATCCTGCAGAAAAATCTAGTACATTCTCTGATTTAAAGTAATCATAAAATGCTTTAGCAATAACCGGTTTGAATTGAGAAGCAACATACTTTCTCATTTGAACTGCAAGAATTATATTCCCCTTATTTACTTCTGTCAAATGGTCTGCAAGTGAGAAAAAAGCACGAACTACTGTTTGAATTCCTTTTGGAGTTTGCCAAGTTCGGAATCCCGATGGCATTCTAACCCAATCTACTTTATGACGATTTTCTATATGAAATTTATTTGATGCTTTGTTTCCTGTATTTATCTTTTTAAAATACATAGGTTTACTATCAAAATTCAAATCATACTTTGAATCTCTACCATTTCTTGGAAACCAATCTCCTTCTACAAGAATATCTTTCCACCATGTTCCTTTTAACTTTTGATAATCTTTTAGGACATCTTCATCGGACATATCGGGTAATGGATATGGATATGTATGAAGAACATCAGAAATTGCTTCTACAACTTCTTCTTTTTCCCAAGTTTGTTTAATCCAATCCCACTCCTCTTTCTCAATAGTGAGATAAGGAGTCATTCCATAAAACTTTTTAAAATATTCTTTGATTTCCATTACCAATATTGGTTGATATATATCGGTGTCATTTCTCCTACATACGCACCCCAACAATTATATCCCAAAAAATCAACTGCTTCAGTATATTCGGTTTCATCAAATTCATTAAGGAGTTGTACCATCATTTCTTTTGAATATACTAATCTCCCATCATCGGTTATACCAACAATAGCATCATCATAAAAATCGGGATTTCCATTAGGACCATCGGGTTTTAAAGAACCAGCATCTTCTGCTACATCTAATATATCGTATAAATTTATTTCCATTTTTTAATCAGTTATAATATTTCCAAAAGTACCCTTTAACCAATCATTTACATCTCCAAAGTTATTGACAACTTTATATTTTAGGAGTATTTTTAGAAAATCAATTTTATTTAGTGGTTTGATTTCTTCATTGAATCTGTCTAACACCTGCATTTTGATTATCCCACTAATATCAACATCTTTTAGTTGCATGAGTTTCTCGTTCATTAGAATTTGTTCTTTTGATTCAAGAATATCATTATATAATTTTACCTTACCTTTAGTTTCTACTTTTTTAGTTTCACATAGTTGGAATAAATCATCTACTGATAATTGTTTATCTTCAGTAATTTCAGGGAATCTTTTTATGACTGTTTTGATGCCACACCCATAAACTCCCGGTATATTATCCGATACATCACCATCCAATATACGATATAGAAGAAGATTTTTTGATTCAATTCCAAATTCTTCTCGTATAACTTTTTTGTTATAGATTTTCTTTTTAGTGGGTGACCAGACGATGGTTTTATCATCTACTAATTGGAGAAAATCCTTATCAGTAGACATTACCACCGCCTGCTCATCCTCTTTTAACAATTGAGTTGTAATATAAGCCATTACATCATCTGCTTCTACCCCATCATATATCATTGATGTAACTGGAAGGTAATGTAATAATTCATGTAACCAGACGAATTGCCGTTTCATAGATTCTTTTTCATCTTCTACTGTCATTAAATCAGTATACTGACGATTTACTCTAAAACGGTTTTCTTCTCTTTGTGCTTTATACCCATCAAATTGTTTTTTACGAGTCTGAGAACCACCTTTTCCATCGAACACTACAATACATCTTGTTGGTTGAACTTGTCTTATTGCATAACCTATTGATTTTAGAACACCAACTACACCACCAACATGGTCACCGTTATCATTCATTGTAGGAATGGATGTCCAACATCTAATAAATGTGTTTAATCCATCGATAATCAACACTCGAGAATTCTTATGTTTATCGATATTTTGGTTTCGTTCTATTTCAACCGAATTCAAAATGTTTTTGTAGAGTTCCTTCATTATTTGGGAAAATATTTATCAATTGCTTTTAACCTATCATCGGCATCCACCAACATTTTCAATGCATCTTCTGCATTACTGTAAAAATCAGTTGTTGAATGATCACCAATACCCACACCGGTGTTTCCCAATAAATCTAAAGTTAAAAGTGCTTTAGCCTTATCAGCCTCTGCAGATGTTTTTAACATTGTAATTAAATTCTTATTCATAATTTCAAATTTTAAATTAATCATCCATTCCTTCACCACCTTCGGTGATTTCCATGTTATCGATATCTAATGTGTCTGATTTGTATTGTAAGATGGTTTCTTCACAAATCTTTTTGTAAATTTGTTCTCGTAAATCATCACGAGTTTCCATCATTTCAATAAAATCTTTTGATTGGAATTTTACTTCTTCACCAGTTTCAGTATCAACATAGGAATACCAAGCACCTGCTTGTTTAACTAATTTGTTATCTTTCATAACACCCAACCAAGAGCCATAATTATCAATACCTCTATCAAAGAAAATATCAAAATCTGCTGCTCTCAATGGTGGACCCATTCGGTTTTTGATAACTTGTGCACGAACTTTCATACCCACAATTTTATCCTGTCCTCCTGTCTTAACTTTAATTTGCCCCATACCCTTCAATCTCAAACGAACCGATGCGTGGAAAGCAAGTGCCTTACCACCACTTGTAGTCCAAGGGTCACCAAATGGCATTGCATTTAGTTTCTGTCTCAGTTGGTTAGTATAAACCAAGAGGATTTTTTGTCTACCAATCATGTTGGTAATTTTTCTCATCGCCTTTGAGATGATGATTGCTTTATCAGTAGCATATCCATCTTTTCCATAATCAGCTGCTAATTCAGTTTTAGTTGATGCTGCTGCAACCGAATCGGTTACAATTGTTACCAATTTATTCTTATCAGTCTGTCTAACTTTTTCAATGATGGTTTCGGTAAAATCAAAGATTTGTTCTACTGAATCTGCTGATACATAAAGTAGTTTAGAAACATCCACACCGATTGCTTCTAAAAATTCTCTACTTACTGCAGTTTCAGTATCAATCAATACCGCAACACCACCTAGCTTTTGTGTTTCAGCCAGGAGGTGAGCGGATAGTAATGATTTACCTGATTGTTCTAAACCAGTTACCTCAACGATTCTACCTACTGGCAATCCACCATAAGGGCGGTTAGAGATTGCAACATCCAACATTGCACATCCGGTAGATACCCATCCATCAACATTGGTGGGTGCTTCATCTCCATCGAGAAAGAAGGCTACCTTCTGATCTTTGGAATATTTATTTAGCTCATCCGCAAGGATATCCGCTAAATCCAATTCTTGTTTTTTTGCCATAAATAAGGTTTAATTAGGAATTAAATAAATCATCAAATGCTGCTTCAACATCAGTTAAAGAACTTGATACTTTTGGAGTTTCTACCGAACCACCCATATCATGGGATACTGTCTTGGTAGTAGAAAGTGTTTCTTGTGCTACTGATTTTTCACTTGATGTAGTTTGAGTTGCCTTTGTAGGGTCCAACCAACTTTCCAATACATTTTTCAACTCATCGTAAGAAAGTTCTTGATACAATTCAGTAATAGCAGTTTGTTCATCAATAAATGCCTTTGCCTTTGCTGAATCTTCTGAAATTGGAGTTTGATTAGGTTTAACTCGAAGTGTAGTTGTTGGATACGATGTTCCTGCATCTTCAGCAGATACATATTCCACGGTCAAATCTCTACCTGCAGTTGGGTCGGTAATATCACCATAATCGGGGTCTGCAATGTATCCAAGAATTTCTTGATATACAGTTTTACCGAATCCCCAAAAACGAACTCCTTCACCTTCTTCACCACGAACGATGACAGGTACGAAAGTTCTCAACTTTGGTTCCATAGCCTTGGCGGCCTTCCAGTCCTCTTTGTCGCCCATTCTTTTAAGTTTTTCTGCAAACTCAACAATTGGATCAGGTCTACCGAAAGACATCGGGGAGAGATAAGTTTTGTTATTGATGTTGTAGTGAAAGTAAAGTTCGATAAAAGGATTGTCTCTGTTAAACTTGTAAGGAACAATTCGAACTTGATGCTTACCAGGAGTTGGTTTCCACAATGCATCGGTTTTCTTTTGAGTGTTTTGCAATTTGCCTAATCTAGCACGGATTGCGTTAATGTCTAATGCCATTTTCTTTTTGTTTTAAAGTTAATTAATTAATTTGTTTTATGGTTTTATTTACGAGTCTTTCCTACTCGCGGTGTGTACTTATAAATATACGATTTACCGATTTTCGTATAAGTTTTTTGGAATTACAAAGATACGAAAAATAGTTGGTATTACCTACTATTTTGCCCATTTTTTATTACTCACGATTTGGGCAATGATTCCATATACTGATAAATCCATATAGGTATCATTAATACTCTCGCCCACTTTATCGGGTTGACCGAATACTACTAATTGTTTCAATCTATTGATTTTATCGTTCATTCGGAACCATAATCCAGTTAGAGAAAGTTTAACATCATCATCGGTTTCTAATGAAGTTCCTACCGAAATATTACTCGGTCCATAGTTTAATTGTTTTTTACAAAACAACTCATATTGAGTAAACATGATTGCTTTGAATTCATCCGTCATCTCGGGATACATTTCTTCAACTTGTTTGACTACTTCGGGTTCATCGTATGCAACCACTCGTAAATCATCTTCTTTTGGTAGAATATTTAGTTGAATATTCTTTTTTGCTTCTTGTTTTATAACCTTTCTTTCCATAATTTATTTTTCTAATACCCATCTAAGAGTATCAATTTGGGTTTGTATTTTTAATATATTAATATCGTGCAGGATATCGAGTTTCATCTCTTTTGAGAGTGCAAGTTCTAATTCTGATATTTTTATTAAAATATCTGTTTCGTTTTTCATGTTAAAATTTTTGTATAATTAACATTGCATCACTTACATCTTCTGGTCTTAAATAACCAACTACATCACCATTTGCGATTGGGTTATCATAATGAATTTCTCCATCTTTTAATACTGCTAATTCGTATAACCCTTGTTTACCACCATAGGTAAATTCGGTTTGGACTACACTAACACCATACCCATTATCAAAATGTTCTCTGGCCATAATACCATTTCCTGCAGGATGTGGTTTAAAGTTTAAATCTTTAAATCTTTTCATAAAAAATTGATTTACCAAGATGAACTATAATAAAAATCAGCAGGATAAAACTCTCTACCATTTTTATCAAAAATTTTTTCGGATAAAATACCCTCAAGTATTTCAATTGTATGGTTTATATCGTGAAAATAGTATTGGTCAATAGATACATCGCCGAAAAAAAATCCCTCTTGTGGTGGCAGGAGTTCTTCTGCCTTTTCTGGATTAGCTTTTACTTCTTTACATAGATTTAATAGGTTCATCAAATCATCAATACCAACATAGTATGTACCACAATTATCATTACCATCTTGAACATTATCTACGAACCATTTGTGGATTGCATTAGCCTTTCTCCAATACCCAATTTGTTCCTCAACATAACTCACTCGGTTAGGTTGAATGTGGTCTACTGGATTTCCACCCTTAGTAACCACTACATTATATGTTTCTTCGGGAGATTGATGTTCCCATTGTTTAACATACGTCTTTTTTGATAAATACATATCTAATCCCATAATTTTATTAATCTTTAGGTTTTACAATTACTTCCAAATTATTTTCACTAAAACGAAGTCCTACAACTTCACCACCGTGGTCAGCATTCTCTACTGATTCTAAAAACTTTTTTAAATCTACTGCTCTAAGAAAAAATCCACCTTTGGCCTCACCATCGGTAAAATCTTCTTTCCAAAATATTTTTTCATCAAACATAACTTTTATCTTTTAAGGTTTTACAAATATACGAATTATTTTTCACATTTCCAAATCCGTTATTAGTGGGAAGCGAATTGAGAATTTGCTCTATACCAACTTGCCTTTTGTGACCATCCTTTGGAGTGATTACTATAATAAGGAGTGATTCGTTGGGTTACCGTCATTTGGGAGGTCTGTCCGATTGAGTCCCAATCCGATTCCCATTTATTCTGGGAGAGTACCACTCCATCTTTCATTTTT